CTTTTTTCAATCTCATCGAGACCGTAGATTTTTGGTGCGTCATCATTAAGCATTACAGTAATGTATTTAATCTTGCTTGGACCAAGTGATCTACCTTGAAATCCAACAAGAGTATTTTGATAGAACAAAGGAATAACAATCCTAGGTTCATCTTTACTAGTATCATCGAAGACTTTTTTGAGTGAATTTGTCCACGATTTAAATTTATCTGCGTAATAATAGTTATGTGGATTTAATTTTCTCTTTATAAGATACTCATTTGCGTCAGGGTTTTCTGATGCTTTTGGTAAATCTAGTTTCGGTTTGAATTTTGGAACTTCAAAATTAAATGAAGGTTCTTCTGCTGTAAAATTTTTACCCGAATGCCCTTCTTTAAATTTTTCAAGGACATATTGCTTGTGTATTGTGCTGTCAATTTTTTTTAAAAAATTATTAAAGGAAATATTAACACCACAGTTGTGGCATTTAAAATTAGTGTTATTTTTTACTTGATATATGTATCCTCTTGCTTTATTTTTATTCTTTTGAGAATCGCCACAAATTGGGCAACGAAAATTATAAAGGTTATGTTTTACTTTTTTAAACTTTTGAAATCTAATAGAAATCAAATTGATGTACTTTACATCAATAAAATCCATGACAATACTGTGAAGCGTCTAACTATTCTACCAGACTATCTAATTTTGTCAAGACACAAAACGGTTATTACAGATGTCCATTTGACCACAGAGTTTGTTATTTTTTGAAGAGAGTAAATTGTTGTTTTATTTTTGATTTTCATTGGCATCCATTGCCAACACTTAATTATTTATTTTTTTATCTGTATCTGCTCGCTTGTGGGATATTGGTCAGTTTTAATGAAACTTGGAGTTACGATATCCAGAATGGCGATTAAACAAACAACCACTGCAAGAACTCCACCAACTTGCCACCTAAATTTTGTAAGACTTTCTACTTTTTGTTCTATATTTTTAATCTTTTCAATAACTCTTGCGTGATCATTTTTATTTTCTTCTCTAACTGATTCCACCATTTTAATAATTAATTCATCAGTTTTAACAGTCTGCTCAATTCTTTCATCATGCTTTGCCAGTATATTTGCAATTCTGTTATTTCCTTCAGATATTTTTTCTACTGCAGATTCTAACTTTGCCAACATCTCCCTAGATAAGTCTTCGTATATACTTAACTTAGATTCTAAAACAGCAACTTTAGACTCTTGAGAGAACATTTTTTTAATATCTATGTTTTGCTATATCAAGAACTATTTATTTTTTACCTTTCTTCTATAAATCTTTACAAGATTTTTGAAGAAGGGATTCCAACCTCTCATCTTTCTTTTTCTTAAATCGACCGGCGGTTCATCACCAGCTTCAACTGTTCCGGCAATTTGCCCAAAACTTAAGGACATAGTTGGTTCTTCACATAGATGTTCTCGAACTATTTTAATAACTCGATCAATTTTCTTCTTTTCCATTAGAAACTTTGCAAAGTTCTGATAAACAATAATCATCTAATAAAATATCATGAATATAACATTTTGGATATTCTGGCAACTTTCCCAAAAATACAACAAAAGTTTTCATTGTAGACCACAAATCCTCTTCAATTTTATAAAAAAGCATTGGTGTCGCAGCTTCACCAAAAATATTATAAAGAATAATAAAATGATTTAAAAGAAGATGCGTTTTCAATATTCCATCTCTTTTATATCGTTTCAATAATCTTTTGATATATTTAAAATGATTTAGATCTCTATCAAAATCCTCTTTAGTCACTGCTTGAGGATTTTCATAATTTTTAATAGCAAACAAGAGAAAATTATCATCACACAATTCATTAAAAATCATAAACTATAAATCACGAAACTGACATTGTTGCAATACCAGAAGTTACTGAGGTATCGCCAGAAGTAATCACTACCTTATATTCATATGCATCCTTACTTGCATCAGTATTTGCTATGCTTACACTAGTTCCAGTCTCTCCGGTCAAGTTAGCAAATCCACCACCATCATCTTCTTGCCACTGATATGCAAGAGGTGCATAATCAGGATAAACAGTAGCAGTTACACTAAATGTTGCAGTTTCAGTCGTTCCAACTCCAACCGATGCTGGTTGCGAAGTAATGGTAATAGTAGGATCTGGGAATAAGGTATCATCAGCAGCATCAGTTCCAGCAGCAGTATCGATGCCACCAGCAACAAGAACTTCATGCTTAACTCTCAGATTCCCTTCAGAGTCAACATAAGTAGCACCGATTGCTACCCATCCACTATGAGTTACTGCATATGCGGTTGTTGCAGCAGATCCAACTTCCAACTCGTCAACACCATAGACTAAAGAAGGATTAGTTGTTCCTCTATATGTTTCGCCAACACCAAGAGCATACTTTGGTTGTTGATTAATATTATATGTGGCACCAGAAATTACTTCACCACTTAAAAATTGAGTGGAAGCAATTGTAATTGTTGATGCAGAAGATACAGATGAGATAACTGCCTCACCAAAAGTTGAACCTGCACCAATCTGAATTACATCGCCTGCAGCAACGCCACCGGCAACAAAGTCACCACTTCCAGTAACGGTTAAATCTCCATAACTTACAGTGACTACACCTACTGAATAAACTGAATCGTTATTACCCCAGAGTGCCATTCTCTTTACCTTAAAAAATTATTTGCTATGAATATTTATAAAAAATGGAGACCTTAGAATTGGTCCCCAATATGAATATTTTTTAAAATCAGCAACCTTTAAGAAGTGCTGATTTTACAGATGCTGCAATTACATTATCAATATCATTATCAGTAGTTTTTACATAACGCTCAAGCAGTTCAACTACAAGACGCTTTGTGTGGCAAGAATTCATTGCTGCGAGAAGAAGTGGTTTTACAACCTCTACTAGTACTCCCATGATAACCTCCTATAAGTGGATTCAAAACTATTTAGAAAATACCACTCTTAAATTTATCTTAATAAACTCCTTTTCTTGCAGCAGAGAGACGAACTGTTAAATCCTTTATCTTTTGTATTTGAATTTTTTTCTTCTGCTGTTCCATTTTCTTATCATCTACAGGAGATGTAGAAGACATTTCAGTTGAGTCATCCATTTGTTCCTTCACTTGAGGAAGGCCTTTGTGCTTGGTCTTAGCAAAATCCTTTGCCTGCTGCTTAGTCATTCCTGCAGCTGCCTTTGCAACTTCGGGTGAAGGTGCTTCCATATCACCTTTCTTTACAGCATAAACCATTCCCATAAATTTTTGTTGCTGCTTGCTGAGTGCCTTCTCATCAAGTTGAGTTTCTTCTTTAGTAACTGCTGATTTTAGTTTATCAAGTGCATTCAGTCTAAAAGAATCCTTTCCAGTTTTTTGTCTTATTTTTTTCGATGCTCTTGCCTCACCCTCTTCACGATCGAAAACTTTTTTTCTTTCTTTAGGAGTAGCAGTTCCTTGATCCCACTTTTTATTCAGTCTATCTCTATCTTTTTCTGCTTTGTTTATATAAGCGTGCATTTTATTTACCGAAAGTTCATCAATTTGCTCTACCTCTTCAACATACTGAGAACGATACTTGCCACCCGTTGATTTATGAGTATCCTCAAGTTCTGATGCTCTTGCGTCAGCATACTTCTTACTCTTCACTGGTTTGCCAATCTTCTTCTCTTTCCCACCATCAGGAGAACCCATTACCTGATAAGGCATTTCATTAATCTCAACACTCTCACTTCTAATATCAGCAAGTAAACTATCTAACTTATCTAACTCTGATGTTTTCTTTTTTCTTTGATTTGTCGTTGTCGTTGCTGGTTTTGCAACACTCTTCACATTTTTTCTTTCTTTTGAGGCATCTTTTGTTACTGGATTTGTAGATTTTACCTTTTTATTTGACTTTGCTTTTGCCTTGGGTGGAGTTGTTACACTTCCTTCCCAAGGATCAGCAGGTTTCTCTGCTTTCTTTTTAGTTGGTGGTGTATAAGAACCACTACTTACTCTTTCTTTAGTTCCTACACCAGCACCACGATAGGTTGAGGGTTTTCTCTCGGCAGTTTTAGGTGCTTTATCTCCACCTTCCAGTTTACGTGCAACACCTAATGCACCCTTAGCGACTTTTCTTGCACCTCTTATAGCTGCCGCGTTAGCAGACTTTTTTACATCTCTTACTTTAGATGTAAGTTTTTGTCTTGCAAGTCTACCAACTGCTCTAACTAATTGCCCAGCACCAGTTTTTTTCTTATGTTGATATGGTTTATTAGTATCGTGGCCATAAGTAACAGTTGCTTCAATTAAGGCATACTCAATTGCTTCTTCAATATCATCTTCATCATATCCCTCTTCCAAAAGTTCATCATATACGCTTTCAACAATAAAATCTACTTCATCAATCTCAACCATTTCAAGAAGAGTTCCGCCAAGATTTTCTACTGCTTCTCCAAGTTTGAGTCCACTGCCCATAGCAGAAGTTTTAACTTTATTTTTAATATTTTTTTTCTCTTTTATTTGCTTATTTTCAACATCAACAACACCATCGACAACTTCTGCAAGGTCTTGTCTCCAATTTGAAAAACCTTCTTTTACATTTTTCTTTTTCTTTCCTCCCATTTCATCTCTACCAAGTCTACCAGCAATTACATCACCTCTGGTGATTTTATCGTATGGTGGGTAGTTATTTGCAAGGTTTCCATCATTTGGTTTTTGTGCTTTATTAATAGATGCTGCCTTTCTCTCTTTACTTTGCCACTTTCCACCAAATGATGTTGGAGCACCACTACGGTCTAAACCACGCATATCACCATACTTTTGTCTCGTACCTTCACCAGGTTCATCATTTCTTTCCTCTTTTATCTTCTCACGCTTTGCCTTGGTCTTTGCGAGTAGTCTTTCTCTAGGAGGTTCAATTTCATTTTCTTCAACACGATAACCGGATGGTTTTGAACCTGTTGGTTTTGGATCTTCAATACGACGACCAGTTACTGTTCCTGGTTTGGGACGCTGAGGACCATAAGCATTTGAGTTCTTTACATCTCTCTCAACTTTTCTTGCAGCATCAGATGCAAGTGCTCTATCAAATCTCTTATTCTGCTGTCTCAGTTTATTCATCGAAGCATTAGTTTTCTCTTGCTCAGCATCAAGTCTATCATCTGCAACAGCGTTCTTAGCTCTACTTGCAACGGAGACCTGTTCCAAATAAACTTTGGAAATATCATTCAGAAGATTAGTAGACATTGTAAACTTACTATTTCTTTACCTTATACTTATTTATGAATTCGCGTATATTTGATTGCTTATATCCACTATAAGGTTTTGCACCATGCTGCAGATTTGTTTTATCTCCAGGATTAAATCCAGGAGTCATATCAACAGCATACTTAAAGTATCCACCAGTTCCTACAAGTGTATTTGGTTTTCCAGGAACTCTCATTTTTCTTTCAACTCTTTTCTCTTGATATGCTTCTCTAAAACTTTTTGGAAGATTTTTTGCTTGTGGAATAAAAGCACCATATGGACCAACTTTAGGATCTTCCTTATCTACAAATCCATCAATGTTATTATCTCTTCTATTAGTTGCTTTCTTTACAAGTTTTTTTAGATTAGTTGATGGTACTTCTGCCTCAGCTTCCATAACATCACGAATCCAAGACTTGAACATATAGTCATCTTCAGTTACACAAATGAGATAGTTCGTTCCTCTACGAATAATCTTACCAACAAGACCAGTATTTAAGTTTTCTACAATATCACCAAGTCTAAAAATCTTTCCTCTAATGTAGTTCTCACGAAGAGTTTCCGCATCATACTTTGGAGCAATCTGCCACAACTCTGCAACCTTCTTCTTTTTCTTTGCACCCATTCCCTGACGTACAGCATCAAATAGTGCTTGAGTATCGCCATCATCTAATGTCTTTGGTGTTCCTCTGCGGAAAGATTCAAAGTCATCTTCAATAACTGCTTTACGCATCTTGGATGCAGACATTCCTTCTACACCTTCAGCATCAGCATCCCTTACACCAGCAGAGATTACATTAATCAAATCAAAATCATAAAGATCACCATTATATTTCTGTGCCAGGTTTTCAAACTCTGCTTGTCTATCAGATCCTACAACGATATTAACATTTGCATATCCTGCTTCTGCTGCTGCAATCAATACGTTAAAGATTGATTTCATCTCTGCATCATTGATAATGTTCTCTTCAAAATCAGGGAACATTTTCTTCATAAACGAAATCTTCATATCAGGGTCAAGAGGATTCTTTTTAGGATCCTGTGTTCTTGAGGGATAAATCTTTAAGTCTCCACCAGTTGCTGCTTTTCTTGCTGCCTTTAGAAGTTTTTCGTGTCCTACTGTTGGTGGATTAAAACGTCCAAATGCAACGGTTAAAGTATCACTATCTGTAGGAACATCAGCAGTTGGAGTTTCTGCTTTTCTCGGTGCTTTTGGTGCTGGTTCTACAGTTGGTTTTGCTTCTGGTTTTTCTGCTGCTGCTGATTTACCTACTGCACCTTTTGGTTGATCTTTTGCACCTTCAACTCTACCTCTATCATAAAATACTAGTTTTCCCTTTTCTGTTTTCGCAACAAATTCTCCACGACTGTCTAACCAACCGCCATGGCCATCACTCTTGAGGTTTAACTTTTTCGCTTGCAATGATGCTTGCGATTGAGTTGCCTCAGTTAGAAATTTGGAAAAACTCTTCATATTGATAAATCTTATACTTTTATTTATTACTTAAGCTAACTTTCCAAATGGACCAAATACTCCCTGAGCTCCACCCATTTTCATACCAATAAACGCCATATCAGTAAAGAATTCTTTTTTATCTTTATCATTTAAACTCAAAGAATTGTAAAGAAAATCAAGTTGCATCAATTTACTTCTTGCAATCCAGGCACCATCATATCCCTTTCTAGTTTGCTGCAAATAAACTGCTTCAACATTAGAAACAAATTTTTCCGAAGTTTCACAATTGGTTGTTACACCTCTATATCTGTTTACTTTATCAAATTTCATTTTCCATTCCACAACATTATCTTTGAATTCTTGAATTGTTGATGGATAATTTTGCCACCTATTCTCGAAAGTAAATTTATAATCTTTATACAATTGTTTAGTAAAAGCTTCTGGAGATTTACCTGCTCTTGCTTTTGGGACAGCAGGATCTGTCCCTTCAAATTTTAAATTTCCTCCAGGAGGGCCGCCGCTCAAATCCTTTATTTGAAATTTATATCTATTTCCAGATTTTGGTGCTTTTAATTTTATTGTAGTATCCTGTGTTCCAAAACCCCAATCATTAGGATTTTTACTAACATCACCTTTCAAACTTAAATCTATTTTTATTGATTCTATATCATAATTATAATCTTCTCTCTCATCCAATGTCATATCATCAATATTATATTCAATGTACTTTGCCTTATTCCCAGAAATTAATTTTAAAGATACTCCCACTATTTTTCTCTCTTTGTATAAAGATCTCATTATAGAGTTTAATTCATAAATCGTTTGAGATCCTTTACTGCCATCCATCTGATCCATAATCATTTTTTCAATTTTATCCTGCTTTCCATATATCATCCAAATGTCAGCAGGATTCCAAGTGTCTTTTTTTGATATTCCAAACTTAACTCTAATTAAATTTGATATAAATTCCATAAATCCACCATCACGATTAAATTCATTCCATCTACTATCAGAAAATTCAATTAACATTTTTTCCTGCTGTTTATAAAAAGTTTGTAACCATTCTGGATTTACATTTGGATAAACATCTAAAAGTTGGTGGTACTTTGGATCATTCATAATATCTTCCCAACTATTATATCTAATATTATCCCTCAGAGCTCTTCTCAAAATCCAAGCAGTCCCCCTTTCTTGTTGAGCGGTTTGAGACCTTCCTGGGGCAGAAGATGGTCCAACATTCACAAATAATATCTTGTAATTTCCAATAGAAACTTCTATAGCATCTCTCAACCTTCCTTTAGATCTCATATTTTTTGGCGGAGGAACTTTTTTTCCAATTTTTTTCTTTACTAAAGCATCAAAATTATCACCAGTTATTAATATTTTCCAAGGTTGAGAAGTTCCCTTATTCCAATTTTTATCTGCATAAAAATCACTTTTATCTTGAAATAATGGAGTTATTGCTTGTAGTTGTGGTTGAATTACTTTTGGGGCAAAATTTATAGCTTCTTGTATATTTAAGAATGACATTAGAAACTTATTCTAATTTCAAGTATTTAGAAGTGGAGGATATCGGACTCGAACCGATGACATCTTGCTTGCAAAGCAAGTGCTACTACCAACTGAGCTAATCCCCCAATAGAAGACATTATAAAACCCTCTCAACTAAAAGTCAAGAGGGTTAGAGCAACCTTCCGTGGTTATTTATCAGCGACCCATCTGCTTAGCATACCACTTCTCAAAGTCCTCTCTACGCTTATCACCTCTTGGGGGCATAGGAGTTTTCTCTCCACGAACAGGAGCATACTTTTTGCTCTGCTCTCTTTCATACTTTTCAGGATTCTCACGAGCGTGTTGTGCTTCATCTACATATTCTTCACCAATACCTCTGTCCCTAAATGCTTGTTTTTCTCTTGAGGACATTTGTTGTAAGGTTGGTTTTCGAGTTTGCATATAACCAGCAGGTGCCCTACGACCATACTTTGATTGTCCTGTTGTATTACTACCCTGCTCTCTTTCATACTTTTCAGGATTCTCACGAGCGTGTTGTGCTTCATCAACATACTCAACTTCTTCATATCTATCACTTTTCTTTAGTTTACTCTTATAATCGCCCCCCTTTGGCGATGTTCTCTCCTTTGGATTTCTCTCCATTTTTGCAGGTTGTCTAGCTCCAGATGGAGATGGGTCAACTCTCCAAGGTTTTCCGTCTGGAGTTGTGCCTCTTAAAGGAACTCCTTCACCCAAAATAATATCAATCGCCTCTTCATCAATCATATTTGCCATCATCCACTCTGCTTCTTCCAGAGTTTCTGCAAATCCTTCTACTTGGAGAAACTCAAGGACTACATCAAAGATATCAAGTTCTTCTTGGCGAAGTGCTTTACGACGCTGCTTTTCCTTTTGCTTTGGATTTAAATGAGCACCTCTTCCACGATTAGCAGAGGGGTCCCAGTTTGGTCCTGGTTCAAATGTAATTCCACCCTTTCTACCAGAATTACGAGCAATAGCTGCTCTCGTGAATTCATCTCTTCTTGATGCTTCATCAAGTTCTTCTTGAGGAGCATAAACTTCAGAATATGCTTCCATTAAACCGCGCAGTTCTTTAGGATCCATTTTACAAATACTTTTTCAAATATTTATAAAAAAAAAACTCCCGAAGGAGTTAAAAGTCAAGCACCAAGAACAGAACCGATACTATCATCAAGTTGTTGAATCACTCCACGAATATCAACCACACGAGGAGGAACACTTACATCATCATAGGTATATCCTTTTTGAGAATCAAACAGAACTTGACGAACTGCTGCGGCAGCACGAGCATCAAGTTTGAGTGTTATTTGTTTTTCTTCTGTCATAGGTCTCCCTCCTTACGATTTTCAGAACGTTCAATACTAAATGCACCCTCAGGATAACGGGCATTCAGTTTTTCAAAGTTCATTTGGATTACTTCTTCAATAGAAATATCAAGTCCAATACATGCCTGAGAAACATACCACATAATATCTCCAAGTTCACGCTTCAGGTGAAAAAGATTTTCTTCATTTACTGATTTACCTTGGAAGACGATTTTTTTTACAATCTCAGTAAATTCACCTGCCTCAGCACTCATACCTACAGCAGCAGTAAGCAATCGCTCAGTAGGAAATCCTTTCTCACGAAGTTCCATGAGACGATCGATGAAAGGTGTGTGTTCTTTACTAGGATTAGAGGTAGTGGTATTAACGAACTCAACATACTTGTTCAAATCAATAGTCATTAGAATTTAAATCCTTCGAATGTTTTTTTAGGTTTCTTTTCTTCATAATCATACTCTTCATCCTTTCTATTGTCAAGGATATCTTGTTGAGCAGATTGTTCGCAGTCATAAAGACGCATTTTAGCACGATCAATACCAATCACAAAACGCTTATGAATGGTAGGATCAT